CCAGCATTACCCCGACAGTATCATCGACAGACAGGCCGAGTTCACCGATATCTTCTGCCAGATAATTCATTACGGTTGAGAAATCACTGAGGTCAATCGTGGAATTTCGGACTAAGTAGGTGAACGAATCGGTATAATCGCTGGCATCTTCCAGTTCAATCCCAAACGCATTGAACGCCGGAATCATGATGTCGGTTACGTCCTGCGCTGACATCCCGATAGCATCACCAAGAGTATCAAACGCTGTCGCCGTGACTTGGAGTTGTTCAGTATCCCTCATCCCGGCCCGTGTAAGCAAGTCAAATGTGGCAGTTACGTTCTCCAGCGGAAAGGTTACGTTCGTCGTGGAGAGTGCGAGATTCCGCATCTCCTCGGTAGTTTTGCCAAGTTGAATGCCTGTCGTTCCGAGTGTGGCATTGGTCCGGCGGGCATCATCAGCGAGGGCAACTATGGCTAATCCTGCGCCGGTCATGGCAGCCCCAATCGCAACGCCGTGCTGCTGGAGGGTTGCAGAAAAGCCTGCGAATTTACCCTCGGTTTTATCGAGTTCTCCACCGGCCTCGCTCAGGCCTGTTTTTAACCCTGATAAATCTGTGCCGATAGGAAATGCGATCCCGTTTGCGAATGCCTCCAAACCCATCTATTTGCCTCCCGTGGCTCCTACCCACGCCATCATTGTATCGTAGATCCTTTCCACCTTTGATCTGGCAACCACACTTTTCCCCCAATAATCAGACGGTTTCCGGTTAGCGGTGGTTTTCTTTACCATGACGACGGGTATACCGTTCTGCAAGGTTGCGCAGATTAGTCCGATCCGTTCGTTTTCCATCCTGATCTGGTCCTTCTCCCTCTCGATCCGGGCGTGGATATACGGGACGAACTCGGCAGGAGTCAGATCCCCGAACTCTGCCGGGGTTAATCCTCCGACCCCGTATGCCAGTTTCTCATATTCTGTTATGATTTCCCGGAAGGTTTCCCTGCCCGGTTTTTTTTACCATCTCCGAGCCATTCACTTGATTGAATAATCCTCTGCATCTCCAGAACGAATGCTTCAAATCCTTTTTCTTCAATATACCGTTCGCAGATGTCTCCGGCCTGATCAACGGTTATGTTCTCACCATATGCATTAATAGATGCCCAGAGGAGACCACGATATGCAATAAAGTTCTTTGCGTCAGCACCTCCACGGAGCAAAATTGTTACTGGTCCGATCTGATCATCGAACATACACATGGCGTTAAAGGAGACGCGAAGGTTGTATGCCTTCCCGCCTGACTCAAAGACCGTATGCTTCCTGCCGTCCATATCTCACGCTCACGGGTGCGCTGTCGGGCCTATGCGAACTCGTATCCAGTAGATTACAGGTGTCGTGTTCACTGTTGAAACCGTAACCGATATGTAGGTTATTGCACCAGTGCCAGTGTTAAGCGTAATCTCCCCTGATGCCACACCTGTCGCAACAACCGTGCCATTTACCCGGATTGTGCCAGCGGATGCCGTTGGTGTGATTTTGACCCATGTGTTGTCCGAGTATGCCTCAATCTCGTATGAGACCGTTGTCTCGCCTGCAATAGGGACGGGAGTGAGTGCGTTTGCGTTCTCCTCTGCAATCGTGTACCATGGCGTTGTTAACCCTGTTGACAGTGTGGTCAAGGGCGTGATTTTTCCAGATACCGTGACTTCCATTTCGATGTAGGCCGGACCTTCTCCGTCAGTCACCTTTTTACATTTGGCAATCTGACCGGTCCATGAGAACGAATGCCCTCCGGCGTGGAAGGTCGGCGGTAAAACAACCTGCCAAGTATCGGAGTGCCTGTCGTAGATATCCGCAATCAGAGTCTCTTGCGCGGTGCTTCCTGTATAGTACAACTTGAATGCAAGATTCTCGTTGTCAATCCAAGATACTAGTTTTGTTCTCACGCCTCCGACGTTGTTTTGGCTGGACGTGTCTTTCACATCTGCCGTTGAGCCCGGAGTGCTCGGTTCGTACATCTCCCCAAGAACCAGTCCGCTTTTCAGGATCATCGTTCCCAGAGTCGAAAATGCTTCTTCAGTCATTTTTAAACCTCCTTGTAGTCATACATTACCAAAAAATCCCGGTGCTCCATGTAGAGAGGGATTTCAGGATTATCATCAGGCACAGAACCAGCATCGGCAATCATTACGATATACACTTTGCCAGTCCCTGCCGTCATTAACGTGTTCTGTTTACGGTGCAGGGCTTTACGGATGAGTCGTGATAGGTTATTCTCCTGCCCGGGTGTTTCTGCCCAAGCCGAACACTGGATACGGGCGTGTGCCCATCCTCCGGTGTTAGTATCTGCATCAGCAATATCACTTATTTCCTGTACTGTAATGGCAGGAAATGTTGGGCCCGTCGGTAGTTTCTTGCGGTATACCCGTGTTGATACAACCGTTGACACGCCTGAGTCTGCTTTTAGTGCCGTGATAATTGCTAATACAACGCTCATCGCATCAATGCCCCTTTAATGATTTGGATATACCGGTCTTTATTCTGTTCGAGAGGCGGACGGAAATATGGTCTTGCCGTTTGATTGAATACCCTGCCAAGTGCATCAGAACCTATAAACCCATATTCAAGGCGGCGGGCGTATTCGAGATCGGTTCCGACATAGGCGACCACCTCCGTGCCACGGTCAGGATCGCTTACATGAATTGAACGTCTAAGGGTTCCTGTCAGATACGGTGCTCCCGCCTGCACGTCGTTCTTATAGGCGTTTGCTCCAAGGATAACAGCATTACGGGCATTTGATTCTATCTGCTGCTGGAAGTCTCGGAATCCGCCTTTAAGTTCTTGCATACCTCTGATCTGCGTCATTTGTAGATAATCACCCCAAGGAGTGTTAGGATCAAGGCGCAGAGTTGCCCGATTGCCAGAAAGATCAGATTGTCAATCTTCTTCTCCAGTTTTTCGGTGAGCGAGGCCTGTGATGCACGGGCATCAATGCACGCCCTCTGGCAGGCATCCCGCCGCTCAAAACATAGATCGTTTGGTACTAAATCTCGGTTCTCGGGTCCATATGTATGGGTATGCCGTACAACTGAACCGTCTTTTGAGATAGATTCTGTTTCCATTATGCCCTCGCAAGTTCGCACGTGTAATTGAACGGAGTGGTCAAACGTGCATACACGGGAGTCACAGAATTAATAGTATACGTATTTGCGTATCCGATTGCCGTTCCTGTGATCGTGTCAGTATCAACAATAGTTACCGCGCCGTCAACCAATACCTTAAGCGTGGTTTCACCGTAGATTGCCCCTCCTGCCGTCTTGATTATGTCTCTGGACGTAAAGAAACGGCATGTGATGGTAGTGTCAACGGTTGTGTATGTTAGGTTTCCGTAAGCGTCTATCGCTTCGGTAATTACCCCGGCTGATACTGCCGCTCCTGGAATATCGCCATCGTCTACTAACACCTCATCATTCTGGAAAGTTCCGGTGATAGTATGCAGTGATAAACTACCTGATGCTATACTACCAGTGCTCACAATAATAGCGGTTGCGTGTGATGTCCCTCCAGTAAGTGTATTTCCTGCCGTAAATGCTGCCGTTCCCCCATCATAAGCGAGCGTGAATAACTGCTTCGTGCTGTGCAATGTAGCGGTGTGAATCATCCCCTGCATTAAGTCAACTCCGAGAAATATGTTGGCGGTTCTGACTGGTCGAGTTTGAAATCATCCATTACGGCATCGCTGCGAGTTACGTTCTCTTCAGTATCATATGATGTCGCATCACTCATGCTTTCATTCAGCACTCTGAACGCTTCGGCTTTTAGTTCCTGCGAGAGTTTAAGCTGGTCCGCTGCGCCACTCTGGGAGTAATCACCGGCTGAGTATGATGTCGGATTCTCACCCGTGAGGTAAAACCGCTGTGCTACGGCTGCCCTTACAAATAAGATCGATGCGGTTTTTGCTACATCAGTATCGACTGTCCCGCCGCGTGCCGTGAAATATGCGAGGATATCCCGGTCAGCGTCAACGATCATAGCCGTTAAATCCGCGTCCGATACGGTTGTGCCAACATAGACTTTCACATTAGCCGCCGTGCAATAACTCATTCTAACCATCCCCTGTATGCTGCCGTGCAAATCGCATCAGCATTACCAGCATCACCAATTACCGATATTTTCACATCAGTGGTGGCAATGAATTTCAGCGGGACATCCAGACAGACCGTGTATGCCCCGTCCTGTACCCCAATCTCATAATAGGGATAGAAGATTGTTGAGGGTGCTCCAATCAGATCGTCATACGTCGCTCTAAGAGTAAATCGGCAATATCTCCCACCTTGAGAGTGTCCGCACGAAAATGCTAACTGCGTAATGTAAAGCGTTTTCCCTGTTGGTACAGTATAGATACTGTTCCGGGCTCTTGTATTTCCAATTGCGATCTGTGAATAGATCGGAGTGTTGGCAAGATGCCTGATACTGATCGTTCCTTCTGCCGCTCCAGTTCCGCCCGCAGTCATAACCCGGAATGCGTTTATCCGGTAAATGTCATCCGCTGCTGTTGGTACTACCGTCGTCCCGAGCAATGAGATAGTTTCGGTTTTCTCGACATGCGCCGATGTGAGATACCATATTTTAACCGTTCTTACTCCGGACCCGGTGGCGCTTGTGTCATTGATGCTGGTCGAGACAACCTCCATTCGCATTTCTGCTGTAGGGAATACATAGACTCCTCCAGCGCACCACATATCCTCTTCAGCCGCGTCAACATCGCCATTAAATCCAGTCTTGAAAAACTGCGTGTGCCCGGTAATCAGTCCGTGTGCCACATCGTAGCCATACGGGACGGCCCCGACTCGCAATTTGTAATCAGTAGTCAGTGGGTTGTCAGTCAACAGAACGGATTTAAGATCGGTGGTCTGTGCTGCTGGAATTACAACGGGTAATGATGCCGCTGCTAATGCTTGACCTTGTGCCGGGATGTTATCAGTTTTCGCTTTAATTGATGCGAGGTTTCCCCCGGTTTCATTTGCGAAATTAGTAATCGCTGCGGGAGGAGTAAGTGTCGTGATATCCGCTGCCGGGAGGACTACGGGAATACAGGCGGCGGCTAATGCCTGTCCGAGTTCAGGTAAGTTATCCGTTTTGGCTTTGATTGCTGCTAAATTCCCGCCCGTCTCATTTGCGAAATTGGTGATTGCAGCTGGGGGTGTTAACGTTGTTAACTGTGCTGCTGTTAGGACTATCGGAGTTGATGCTGCTGCTAATGCCTGCCCTAATGCAGGGATATTGTCAGTCTTTGCTTTAATTGCGGCAACGTTGAGATCGTCAGTGGCAATGACGATCCGGGCTGAGCCGGTGCTAGCATCGCCTGCACCTGTGTCAATATCGAATCCACCAACCTTATCAATGTCTGATGAGAATGTGCCTCCTTCAATCGTGACCGCGATATCTCCGACATCCACCGGGAGTTTTACACCGGGGGAGACCAGTGCAAACTTCTGCCGGCCAGCCTCCATGAACGGGATAATCTCCGAATAGATGTCGTTAGCAATGGCTTGCTGTGCTGTCTGCGCCTCTGCAAATGTTAAATACGGCGTCACAGTCCAGTTTACCATGATATCACGTCGCCACTACTGTAAACCAGACGAGTTTTCCTTCTTCTTTCCATGTTGATGCAAATACCAGTTTATCGGCAGTTGTGGCTTCACATGCGGTTATCCATTCGGCTGATGTGTTATAGAGCGTGACTTCATACGCACTGCCCACCATCAAGCCACCCCGAATTTGTCATAGAGGGACATCATATCGAGATTAAGTTTACCGGCATCATCCAGTTTCTTAAGCTCCTTTTTGATGAGTGCTATTTCAGCATCAGCAAACTCGATATCCGTTGGTGCGGATCCCCTCTCATTCCATGTAGTCCAACTCTTATTAGGGTCTTTCGAGTCCTGAACGGTCTTGATCTCAAACGCGTCGAAATCTTCAGCCGATAATCCAACTTTTCCGGTAAGTTCGCGGATCAGCCGGAGGGTAATTATATTACCCTCTTTCGGCAGGATTCCGAGCAGGGTACTCCGTTCCAATACATTCAGTCCGATTTTCATAATCAGCCTCAAAAAATTAGGTCCAGTTTGAGGCTGCCCTCAGATAGAGATCCGTGCTCCCGACCTTGATCTTGATCTTGACACCATCGGCTGCCGGTGCTGTCCCGGTATTGGAAGAAATACAACCAGCATCCCCCATTGTCATCAGGTATGCCATGTTAGTAGTTGATCCGAAATTGATCGCGGAGTCGCATTGAGCGGCATTGTTTTCCATCCGGATCATATCGTAGGTTCCGGTTGCGGTATCGCCACTCCCAGTATCGAGTACGACATAGAATGCCGAAACATTCCCGGTTGCCGTCTTGGTGTCTGCGATGTTGGCTTTACATGCAAGCCCGACAAGGTTTGCGT